TTTGTATTTGTATTTGTATTTGTATTTTCATTAGATGAATGTAAAAATTCTTTATATGCAATTTTTAATTTATGTAATTCATTTAACCAAATATTCTCAATATTAGTTGATTTAATATATTCTAACTCTTTATTTTTTTCTTCATGTTCTTTTAATATTTTTTCTGCATTTTCTTTTGATACACTATCCATGGGCATTTTAATTAAATAATTAAAATTATTATCAATAATATGTTTATCAAATTTAAATTTTTCCATGATTTCATTAATTTGAATATTAGTTTTTTTACGTAAATCTATTTTATCTTCCAAATTATATTTAATAAATTTTGCTTTATTACTTAGTAATATTAATTCTTTAGTAATTTTATCAATTAGATATTTTTTTCGTTTATTATAATATTCTAATCTGATACTATAATATTCATCAATAATAGTATAAATATTATCATATTTACATAATTGTTCTTTATGATTAAATAAATGCATGTTATTAGTATTTTGAATAGTATATAATTTTAAATATTTTTCTACACCTTCAAGATTATAATCATGTTTTTCATTTAATAATTTACATAAAATATTTGGATAAAATTCTATCTCAAATTCAACATTATTATCAGTAGACATATCATTATATTCTTTAATATAATAATCATTTTTTGTTTTTGATTCTTTATTATTTTTATTATCTAATAATGATTCTAAAAATTCTTTATAATCCTGTGTCCATGTTCCAATTGGTAATTCTGTAATTACGATAGTATTTTTGCCAGTAATTTCATAACGACCTTTAATAATATATTTTTTTTCTTCAATAGATTTAATTGTGCCTTTAAAATTATTATAATATGGTTCAATTAAAATAGCTTTTTGTTCTTCAATACTATTTTTATTTAATAATCCTTCAATATAATTAATAATTTGTATAGGATTATAACACATTATATCTGTACTAAAACCAGTTCCAATCCCTTTTGTACCATTAACTAATATCATTGGAATAATTGGCATATAAAAGATAGGTTCAACTTTATCACCATCATCTTCTAAATAATTTAAAATATTATCATCAATTTCAGGATATATAATTCTAGTAATTGAATTTAATTTAGTAAATATATATCTTTCAGATGCAGCATCTTTACCTCCCATTAAACGTGTTCCAAATTGACCATTTGGTGAAAACAAATTAATGTTATTTGATCCAACAAAATTTTGAGATAAACCAATAATAGCACCATTTAAACTAGCTTCCCCATGGTGATATCCTGAATGTTCAGAAACATAACCACTAAATTGTGCGACTTTAATTTCCGAATTAAGTTTCTTCTTAAAAGCTGCAAATAAAATTTTTCTTAAACTAATTTTAAGACCATCGCATAAATTAGGAATAGAACGATCATTATCATATTTTGAGAAATGTATCATATCATTATTAATAAATTCTTCATATGTAACAATTTCTTTACTAGTATTTAAAAATGCATTTCTATCATAATCAGATAGCCATTCTTTTCTATCATTAGGCCGTTTTTTATTAAATACCATATCAATTGTTTCGCTTGTATTATCGGTATTTTTAAAATAAACGATTTTTTGCTTATCAAAATATTCTTTAAATTCTTTGCTTGTGCTTGTACCTAAACCTTTATAATATTTAATAATCCATTTATCAATATTATTTTGATTATGTGATTTCCATTCTTCATATTCTCCATTATTATAAAATTCAAGAATTTCTTTACCTTTAGTTGCTTTCAAAATAGGTGTATTCATATATCCAATAAAATTAGGAATTCTAATTAATGATTGCCATTCACTATCAATCATATTAATACCAAGTCCTTTAATATGACTACCATCTAAATCTTGATCGGTCATAAATATAATTTTTCCATAGCGTAATTTTGTTTTAATAGTTTCTTCATTATATTTTTTCCCATGTTCCAGACCCAATATTTGTTTAATATCATTAATTTCTTTATTTGAAGTAATTTTATTAATTGATTCTCCTCTAATATTTAACATTTTACCCTTCATTGGATATACACCAATATAATTTCTATCTTCTCTTGAAAGTCCAGATATAATACCTGATTTAGCTGAATCTCCTTCACATAAAATTATTTTACATAAATGTGATTTTGCAGTTCCTGCGAAATTTGCATCTGTTAATTTAGGCATATCTTTAATATTTTTACATTTAGTGCCGTCTGTTTTTTTTGCTATTTTGTTTTCTTTAACTTCTGTTAAATTACATGCAGTAGACATAACACCCATTTTAACTAATTTTTCAATAAATTTATCACTTACCTCACATGAAGATCCAAAATTTGAAATAGCCGTATTTAAATAATCTTTTGTTTGACTATCAAATGCTGGATTTTCAATAGTACAATTAATAAAAATCATTAATTGTTCTTTAATAGATGATGGTTTAACATCAATGTGTTTTTTTTGTTTGATAATATTTGAAATTTTTCTAATAATTTGATTCACAATGTAGTCAACATGTTTTCCACCTTTTGATGTGAAAATTCCATTAACAAAACTAATTTGAGTAAATTCTTGTTTAGGAGATAAACAAACTACATATTCCCATCGGGGATTATTTTCTTCATACACACGCAATGTATCATTTTTTGAACCAATATATAAATCAACATAATTTATAAAATTTTTAACATCAAGTAATTTTGAATTGTATTTTACCTTTACCGATTTATCTGTTACAGCAGCAATATCATAAATACGTTTTAATAATAACGATCTAAAATTTTCATCAATATTATCAATACCAAGACGTTTGTAATCAGGTTTAAATGTAACACATGTATATGGTTTAGATTTACATTTAGTAATTTTAGGTTTTTCAATTATATTTAAATTATCTTTAAATTCTTGAATATACTTTTGACCAGTTTTATGATCAACAGTTTCTATTTTTCCCCATGTTGACCAAATAAGTACTAATTTAAATCCAAAGCCATTTTTTCCACCAACTATTTTCTTATCTTCTTTAACATAATTAGTAGATGTTCTTAAGTGGCCAAAAATTAATTCAGGAATCCATACTTTAAATTCTGGATGAATTAATATATCAATGCCATTTCCATCATTATAGAAAGATATAGTTCCATCATCTTCTATAGTAACATTGATTGCTGATACTGGATAATTAATAGAATCTTCGTTTTTATTATTAATTGTTTGATTCATTCTAATAACATGATCTCTACAATTAACAATACCTTCATCAAATAATTTATATAAACCAGGTATGTAAGTAATTTCTTTATCTATAATTCTATTTTCATTTTGATTATAAATATAAGCGTTTGATACAACATTCTCAATAGAACCAATATATGTATCTGGATTATCCAAAATATGTTGTTTATCTGTTTTTTTTTGATATTTTTTTGTTAATTCATCATTAGACAATTTCATATATACAATTATATTTTAACTATCATTTTAAATTATTTTAAAATATCAATTTTAGAAATAATAGAATATTTTATATCATGAAATATATAATAATTATCTATGACGTCGACACAATGTTTAATGTTATCAAATAATGTAGATATATCAAATAATAAATATATTATAAATAATAATTATGATAATAATATTCAATATGGTCTATATCAAAATATAAATAATAACTATACTATTAATAATATTCCAAAAGAATATCCATTAGGATTTTATAATATAGAAAATAATAATGCAATAGATAATATTATAAATTATGAATTATTAAATACTACTCCAAAAATAATATATGTATCTAGAGGAAATGATATAAGTTTTAATAATGGAGATTATTTTAGATTTTATGATGAATCATATAACATAATAAATATTTCTAATAAGCCATTTGAAGGTGATATGATTACAAATAATTCGGATAATTTTTATTTTATGATAAATGGCAATTATAAATTCATTAAAGGAATAGATTATAATGAAAATAATGGTAATTTTGAGTTAATAATTAATAATCAAGATAAATATAATTTTTTAACTGACACAAGTTTTACAATTAATATTCCTAATAATGTTAATAATGATTCAAATAAGATTACATATTATGATTTAGATAATAAAGATAATGTGTTTGATAACTTAGAAATATTAGTAAATAATAATATTAAATATTTTTATGGTGATATAAGTTTTACTATTTATTCCAACTACAGTATTGAAAATCACGTAAAATTATCTATTAAATCATATAATAATGAAATAATTAATAATAATTTATTTTTTTATAGTGAGGTATGTGATTATATAATTAAAGATATAAATAGAAAAGCAAATGATTTAATAGATCTAAGTATAGTATGTTTAAATAATGTATCAAAAGCTAAATATTTTGAATCATTACAATATTATGAATTTAATATTGATGTAAATCGACCGAATTATAATGATATAAGCAATATATTATATGAATTTAATTATGGAGTATTTGATGGAGAATATATAATTTTTGATATTTGTGAAAATTTTCCAATAGCGATACAAAATGAAGATAATAATTTTATTAAAATAGATGAGAATTATATATATTCAAAAAGATATAATTTTATTAATCCCATTATATCTGCATTAGATGATAGTTTTAATACATTAAATTTTTATTATGATGCAATAAAATTTACAGTTGATACAAGTAATATAGATATTTTAGTTAAAAATTTATTAAATATTCATTTTTATGTATTAGATATTTCTAATGAAACTATTTTATATGGTAATAATCAAGATAGAAAATTTGTTTTTAATAATAATTGTGAAAATCCAGAATTAGTAAATGGATTAACTATTTATGATGATATAAGTTTTATTATGTATGATGAGAGAGAAAGAGTATTTTATAATGATAATAGAAAATTATATAAATATAAATTAAATAAATTTGAAGAATATACTGAATTACCAAAATCATTTGAAGTATTTGATAAATTTGGACATTCCATATCAGATCGTGTTTTAATTAGCATTCCAAATTTTACATACAATTCACTTGATTTTCAAAGAGAAAAAGTGATTTCTTATAGTGTATATGATTATCAAAAAAATTTCAAAACAGCATCTAGAATTATATCTTTACAAAATGGTCCATTTATTGAATTAAATGATGCTAGCTATTTATTTCAAAATAATAATACAGATTTAAATACTATAAAGATTCAAAATATAGGAAACAACAATACATATGATTTAAGTTATGAATTTTTAAATACAATTGAGGCATATTTTTATGATAATAACTCAAATAAAATACATGTGCCATTTCAAATTTATTATGAAGAATTATATTACGATACTAATATACCAAATCCAAACTCGCGTAAATATTTATTGGATTATTTTGTTTCAAATGATAAATTAATTAATGTAAAAAATTTTTTACATAGATTTTATGATATTAATAACAGAATTTTATCAGAATATCAATATATAAATTATTATTTTTCAAATAATTTAATTTTTAATATACCAATATTAGATAATATATATGATTTTGATGATTTATCTGCCAATGAAGTAAATGATATATTAAATGCTGAATTAAAAATTGATTCTGATGATTTTAATTTTATTAATATAGACCCAAATTCTTTAAATATATCTCTTGAACCAATTAGTTCATATAGTGACCCAGAAAATATATTGAACGAAATTGGTATAATTACTTTTAAAGTAGGATCAAATCAAAATAAATTAAGATATAATTCACAATTACAAAATATAACAAGTTTTAGTTTATCATCGTCTTCATCTATTGATGAAAAAAAATTAATAATTGATTTAATAAAAAGTAATTTTTCAACAGATACAAGTAAAAATGAGATATTTACAAATATTAAATTGAGTAAAAAATTTAATCGTGAGGAGGAAAATAGAACCAGTTTTGATTTAAGTATTAATATTTCCTTAATTAATTTACATGAATTTAGTATTAATTTATACAATAATATAAAAAATAAAAATGGTTTTAATGAATCATTAACAATAACTGGTAATTTTAAAGATAAACAATTATTTGATCCAAGTAAATTTATTAATTTAAAAGAGGTAAAAAAATACAATTTAACTATTAAAGTATTAGGTCTAGATGGACCATCAGATTTTATTTATAGTCACATGAATGAAATAAATAAATCAATGAATACATTATCTTACACAGATAATAATATTTACAACAAATATAATTTTGAATCATTAGTGGAAACAACAAGTGAATTAGTTGATATAAGTAAAAATTTATATGAGATAAATAGAATAGATACAGAATATACTTTAAAAAATAATTATTCTAGAACTATAATTATTGATATATATGATAATATTTCACCTGATATAAGTTTTATATTAGATGGACAGCTTTTTACTACAAATGATGGTAATAAACAAATTAGAAATGATATTATTTTAGATTATAAATTTAGTAATTTTAAAATATACTATTTAAAGAATAATGTAAATGTAGTGTCAAATAATTTTTTTACTGAATCAAAACCAACAATAAACTATAATGATGATCGCGATTTATCAATTCTAGATAATATTTTAACTAGCCAAGATTTAAGTTATGTATTAATACCGTCATCAAATGTACCTATAAATTCATATATTTTTGATAATATAAATCATACACTGCGAATAAAATTAGAAGAAGGTTATACTTCTGCTTATAGTTTTCAAATTATTTATTATTTAATAGATAAATCTCATCAAAAATCAAATGAATTAAGAGTAAATTTAACATTATTAGGTATCCCATCATTAGAATTAGAACATGATCCATTTTTTGATCCTGATATTAACTTATCTGTATATCAAGTTCATTCAGATTATTATAGTGATCCTGGTATAACAATTGATGGTATTTATGTAAATACTCAAGATCTATCTTCAATAATCGGGGTAAATAATTTTAATGATTTGAATGTTCCAGAAAATAATATATCATTGACAGATTCATTAGGGTTTGTAAATAACTATAAGATTTCTATTATTAGAGAGATTGATTTTAATAAATTAGATGTTGTCGGAATGTTTAAAATAGAATATAAGGTAACAAAAGTTTTAGATGAATTTGGTTCACTTGGTGATTCTGGATATTTAATTAGGAATATTAAAATTGTTGATTTAACTGAACCATTTTTATTATTTCCTGACATAAATAATATAATTTTTGATTTTAGTAATAATGATAATAGAGATGTTTTATTAAATAGAAACATAAATTCTAATAATGATTTATTTAATGATTTTTATATAAATTTATCTGTTTTTTCATCATTTGATGATTTATCATTTATTGTAAATAATTTTGATGTATCTGATAACTATTTTAGTAGTAATGATATAATAACTGAAATACGTGTACAAAATATTTCGGGTAGAGATATAAGTGAAAACAATTTATATAATTTTGATAAATTTATTTTTCAACAATTAGAAATTTTATCCGAAGATGAAAAATTTATTAAAGTAACACAAACTAATATAACAAATGAAATATTAGATATATCTAATATTTATATTAATTACAAAGTAACAGATTTATGTAATAATACACATAAAGTAGTTAGAAAACTAAATATAATTGATAATGTTAAACCGAATATTATATTTGACAATATAAATGATACATTAGATGCGTTATATGTATTATATACAGATAATATTAATAAAAACATACAATATCAAGCTATTGATATAAATAATATAAATAATGACATTGGTGAATATAGAATTATAGAAGAACTAAGTAATATATTATTTAGTTTTAATTTAACTGATAATTATAATAGTAATTATGATATTTCAAATAATTTTAATATAAAAATTACTTCAGATTTAAATAATTCTCATTCATATAGAGAATTAACTGATATAATAGATAGTAACAAATTAAAAGAAAATATAACTTTTTTTGATGGCTTTAAAACGAAAAATAATAAATATAATTTAATATATTACATTTACGATAATCAAAATAATGTAAATACAATAACGAGAGAATTAGAAATAGTAAATAGTGTAAAACCAACATTAACATTTAATGATATTAATGAAATAAATGATGAAAATATTAATATTTCTATAGATAATTTTGGTAATTATGTTTATATTCATAATTTTGGTGATACAAATATAGATTTTAGACAAATATTTAATTTTAGTCACCCGCGTATAGATAATAATTCACAAGGTGAAATAATAATAAAAAGTATATTACCAGATCATATAACAAGTATTTCAGGTGATAATATATATGATCCTAGTTTTTTAATTAATATTATACCAAATAATATAGTATTTGATACACCAAATTATAAAAGAGAAAGTATAACAATTGAATTTTATTCATATATTGAAAGTTTAGATTTATCATCTATAAGTTTATCTCTTATTTTTGTTTTAGAAAATAGAGGACCTTTAATTCAAGGGGATATAGATGATTTACGTATAGAATCAGGGGTTGAAGCATATGATATAAGTTTTATAGAAAATATAACATTTTTAAGTAATTTTGATATTTTTTATTATAATAATTACACAAATAATATAACTTATAGTGAAACAAATTTTAAAACTACAATAGTAAATGATGATAATCCTGATATATCTTTTAATCAAAATAATCCTCAAAAAGGTAATTATACATTAACATATGAATCTGAAGATTTAAATGGTGTAAAATCATATTATCAAAGAAATATTAGTGTAACAGATGAACTTACACCTGATATTAAATTATTGGGTAATAGTTTAAATAATGATATTATGGAAATAATAATAAATAGAAAATTTATTGATCCGGGTGTAAATATAACAGATATAGGTAGTAAATTAAAAAGTATAGATATAAAATTATATAAAAATGATATTTTATTAAAAAGTTATTTCCAAGATAATATTGATAATAAGCAATTAATATTAAAAGATATAAGTTCAATAACTTTATCTGAATCTGAAACATTTATTGAAAATAGTGAATTTAAGATAATATATATAGCTGATGATGAGATGGGTAATATAAAAACAGTAGAAAGAAATTTAATTGTAGTACCTCAAAAAAATATTTTTATTTTTTTAGTAGAATTAATTATTACTTTACCAGATGAAACAATATTAATTTTTAATTTGGATGAAAATTTTAATACTAATTTTATAAATAATAAAGAGAATTATAGTTATTTGGAAAAATATGATATAACATATGAAGACAATAAATTAGAATATGAAGCAACAAAAGAATTTGATATTAATTTTAATTTTAATGTTAAATATTTTGATTATGATGGTATTAGAAATGATGATGTAAAAAATAATATAAGTATAACAGATAATATTCCACGTGGAAAAATAAAAGTTGGTAATTATCAAATTTATTTTCAAACATATGAAACTACAAACTTTGAATCTGTTGCGTATATTTTAAATATAAAAATTAAAGATACAAAACCACCTAATTTAAGTTTTATTCAAAGTTCATTATTTTTAGATATATCAAAAACATTATTTTTACCTTTGCTATCATTAGATTCAAAAAATATCTTATTAAATGATATTAATTATTTTAATAATTATAATAATGAGGAACAAAGTTATTTTATATTTTCTACTGATAATTATCTAATTTTTAAAATTCCCGGAATAGAGATTGATGATACTGTTCATGATTTAACAAATACAACAAGTCAAGAAACTTTATTAGGTAATTATGTTAATATATATATTTATGATGTAGATTACTCATATCTAGATAATGAATCTAATAGTACAATAAATGTTGAAAATACATTTTTACCATTAAATGAAAATACTTATATTCAACAATATTCGGTATTTGATCGATTATCAGAAAATAGAAGTTCTATATCTAGAAATTTAATAGTAAAACGATTAATACCGTTTATTAATTTAAATTATCAAAAAGATAGTAATAATAATACATATTTAAAAATGTATCATGAATTATATAGTAATTATTTAGATTTATTGGGAGAAGCATATGATTATTATGATGGTAAATTAGTATTTAATTTTAATAATATGTTAAATTATTCTTTTAATCAAAATATGTTAGGAAATCAAAAAATAGATTATGTTATACAAAATAGTATAAATGAGAAAGGTTATAATTATAGAAATGTACATGTGATAAAAACTACATGTTTACCTAAAGAGACAAATATTATAGAATTTATAAAATCTACTTATACAACAAATATTAGAATCGGATTATTTGATGGTATTTATAATTGTAAAATAGAATCTAATAATAAAGGTATTAGAATTTTTGGAGTAGATATAGAAAGAAACTATTTTTATAATATTTCTAATTTAGTAGATATTTCAGGTAATAATACATTTACATATGAAAATGAAATATATTATAAAGGTGAGTTTTCATTTATAGTAAATGGTGATTTTAATAGATTATCAGTAGAAGTAGTAGATATAGATAATAGTTTAAATAACTTTATTTATTACGATTGCTTTATATTTTCAGAAAAATGTGAACCTATAATTTTTACGGAAGTAATATTAAATGATATATATGAAGAGGATTTTATTTTAGATATATGTTCAAATGAAAATAATTATCTATTTAATAATGAAATTAAAAAACAGATATATTTATCTTTTGGTAAATATAGATTAATAAATAATACATATAAAAATTTTTACAATCCTATTAAATTTTCTTTAATTAAAGATGGTTATCATAATCCTGATTATAATTTTTCTTCAATAGATGATCCATCATATCAAAATTTGTATCATTATGATAAAAATATAACATTTAATAATTTGTCAGGTCAGAGTAATTCAACAATTGAAATTATAATTGATGCAACAACACCTTCATTATTATATTATTATAATGAAAATTTTAAAAATATGACAGGAGAGATAATAATAAAAAATAATATAGTTTTTACTAAAGAATATATAGCTTTAAATGGTAATATTTTAACATCAGATAATTCAAATGTGCTAACTGATTTTTATAATAATGATGATATTTTAAAGAATAACGTGTTATTGTCTTTAAATGTAGATTTATTAAATAGTTATAAAACAAAAAATATTATTGGATTAACACATAAAAATTTAAATCATAATATTAAATTCAATGATAAAAAAATAATATTATCCGAGTATATTGATTCTAGTAATAGTAATACAATAAAACATGATATATCAGAAAATTATTTATTTGATTATAATGAAAATAATAAAAAGTCGTATTATTTTGCATTTAAATATGTTATGTCTGATAATTCGAATATACTAGTAAATACAAATAATAGCATTGATTTTACAGAAATATTTTTTAGAAATGGAGAGATTAATAATTATTATAATTTTTTTAAGAAAAATTTATTATTGGGAACAAATTTAAATGTTGAAAAATTTTTATTTAAAACAAATGAATTACAATATACAAATCAAGTTAAAATAATAGATTCGGGTGAAATATATGAATTTTTTAATAATAAATATTTTTCACATTATGAACCAACATTTACAAATATATTAGATAATATATTATTATTTGATTTACAAATTTATTTAAATATAGATTTACTTGAGATAGAGAAAAATAAATTAGATTATATGAGAGAAAATATATTTAATACAAATTTAAATATACCTTATTCAGTTGATAATGATCAGTTATTTTTTAATAATTATCTTATTAGTATATTAAGTGATATTCCAAAAATAGATAGTGAAGAAGAAGAAATAATAAATAAGAGTATTATATTTAAAAATGGAAATATAGAATTAAATGATTATTTATTACATTCAAATACAACAAATGATTATTTATTTTCATTATATGGAGTTAGATTACAACAAGCGGATGTATATCATAGCTATGATTTTAGAACAATATATAATACTAATAATTGGGAGATAATAGGTAATATAGAATTATTAGATGATTATATTTTTATTCCAAATAACAGCATAACAAATATTGATATTCAAAATCAATTAATTATATTTTCATATTCAACAAATATTATGGGGGAAAATATATTATTATATTCGAATGATAATAGAGAAACATATATAATAAATCCGTTTTATTTTAAAAATAAAATAAATAAGATGTATTTTAAAGATAATAAATGGATTATATTGACCAGTGGTTATAATGGAATATATACATCAGAAGATGGAATAAATTGGACACCAAATTCTCAAAATTTATATAGAAAAATTACATATTATAAATCATTAGTATTTTTAAAAGATTTTAATATTTATAATGGTTTTGGGGTAGAATCTATAGCTATAAATAATAAAATAACAGATGAAATAACTTTTTTGAATATATTTGATACACGCATTTGTAATAAAATTAATTATTTTGATATTGATTTATCAAATAATGGATTAACAAGTATAATGTTTTTTTGTGGAGTAAATAATTCAAAAGATGGATTTTGTGTAGCATTTCGTCGTCTAAATAACAAAAAAATATATGATATTAATGATAATGAGATAAGATCTTTTGAATATAGTAGAATTGAAATTCCTTATAAATTTATAAGAACATCGATAGCAAATGATATATATTTGGTTGATGATATGGTCGTTTTTGTTGGTTATGTTGATTATTATAAGGAACAACCATTTATGAGATATGAAAGTAGTATTTTTTATTCAATAGATAAAGGTGAAACATTTATTCCAGTTTTAAATAGTAATAGTTTGTTTAAATATGGATTTAGAGTTATAAATTATAATGGAATATGGTTAGCATTTGGAAGTGATGTTTATATTACAGGTAATGATAATGATATACGAAATGGAAAAATAAATTATAATCATAATTATTATGTAAATAAATTAGCAAGATCAAGTGATGGTATTGAATGGGAATTAGATATAAGTTCTAACTTATTTAATTTAATATATGATATTGAAAATATTGAAATTAGAAATAATACTATTTATGTTTTTGGTAATAATAAATACATAGTTTATAGCTCTAATACAATAGATTGGTTTGTATTAGTTGAAAATTTTCCATTGATAAATAATCCAAATATTTATTTTAATAATTATAATGAAAATATAGATATATCTACACGAGGAAATCTTATATTGAATTATGTTAAATTAGATCCATATACAAGCACAAATAAATTTACAATAGAGATTGTAATAAAATTTCATACTTTAATTTTGAGTGAAGATGATATAATTTTAAATAGTTCAAAAGAGATTATTGATTCTTCTGGAAATATTGATTATATAAATAAAATTTCAATTAAAAGATTAAAAGATTTTAATAATAAACTTTATATTGAAACAACAAATGGAAATAAAGGACATGATTTATTGATTGATTTTTCAATTAATACATTAAATTATTATCATATATTAATTATGCAAAATAATTATGCACAAACCATAAATGATTACAAAATAGTGTATATTAATGGAGAACAAATAAATAATAATAATTTACATAATATTTATTATACTGAAGCATCGAATAATTTAAATTATATATTACCAATAGATACTAGAGATAGTAATTATATAAATAATAATACAACAGCAACAGAAAATAAAGGTTTGTCTCTTCAATTTATAAATTTTTACAATAAAATTTTAATATATGAAAAGGTTTTAGATATTTTTAATAATGTGGCTGATGAGATAGATTATAATAAAATAGAATATGATACTTCAAATAATTTATTGTTTGAAACAAAGAAAGAAGAATTTAAAAACAAAATATTTTTCGTAATAAGAGATAATGATCTTATAAATGAAGATACGAATAAAGTAATAGGTTTGACAGAACAAAATTTATATCATAATATTTATATTGAAGATAATACTCGATTTTTATTTCATAAATATAGTGAGTTAACAAATAATATTCAAGTAATTACAGAAAATACAAATATTATTAATACATTAGCAACTAATTCTAGTGATAAGAATTTTTTGCTTGATATATGTAGTAATGATCTTTATAATTGTTTCATTAATACAGATGATAATAATATAATAGATAATCATATATTTAAAAATAATCATATGTATGATCTTTTTAGTGATAGGAAAGATGTAAAATACCAGGTTCATTTGTCATATTTTATATATGATGAATTAAGAAATAATAGTATAAATAAAGAAATTATGGATTTTTATAATGTTGAAAGAAGATATACAAATAATATAGATACAAGTATTTATTCAACACCATATGGAGATAGTTCAGATAATTATCATACAAATTTTTTTGTGATAGATATTTTAGATTTTATAGATAGAAATTTTTATAACTCATCAAAGATTAAGAATTTTATTGGACATGAAAATATAAATTATAATAATTTAAATTTTATAATTCAGGATATAAGTTATAATGATGATTTTAATTTTTATGATCTTGACAGTAGTATTAATATTATTTATGATAAAGAATCAATTTATAAATTAAATTATTTACAAATATTTATACATAATGTAAATATAAAATTAAATTATAGTATTGAAATATTTAAACGCTATTTTAAATCAATAATTAATGGATTTAATAATAATGATTTTATTTATATAAATGATATAAATTTACAAAATTATCAAAAGTTATTTGAGGATATTGATTATGTTTCAAATGTATTTTCTTTAAATTTACCTAGTACTAGTTTGAATGATTTATTTGCATTATGTTTATTTAATGTAAAAACACTTATTAACAAACATAATAGTTTTTTTGCGAATGTTGAATTTCACAATATACAATATGAGATTATTAATACTGATATTTATGATTCTATAATTAATTTTAGTAATGTTGATCAAATTTTAACCGATACTAGTTTTATAGAATTGCGTATTGATAATTTATTAGAAAATATGAGTTTTAGAAACAATATTAATAGTAGTTTACATAATGTTTTAAATAATATACCAATAAGAGATTTTTCTGATTTTATTGAATTGAGAGAATTAGTAGTAAAATATCATAAAATGCAACAAGACTTTAATATTTTATTATATGAATTAAGAGTACGTACAATTTATTATAGTTCTGAAACTTTTGAAATTGAATTAGAAAATATGCTTTCAAATTTGAAAGATAATATTTTTAATTATGATAATATAAGTGATTTTTATCAAATATTTATAAATACATTAGGTAATTTTAATAATATTTTAATTTATTTTTTGGAGAATAATAGTTTTATGTTTGAATCTACTTATCTTGATTTATCAATTAATAATTTAAATATTAATAGATCGTTTAATGAAAACATGAGTAATAATATTTCTATAGATGATTTAGTTGTAAAAGTTAATCATATTGAAAATAATTTCAATTATATTATAAATAAAACGGATAACATATTTGATTTTGTTTCAAAATTAAAAATTTTCGATAAGATAAATTATCTTCTTGCTAAAAGTAGATTTGCATTTAATTTAATGAAATCAAATAATATAACTTTAAAAATTGACACATTTTACAATAGTTTTTTATTTAATAATATTTATTTAGATACACTAGTTATTGATATTGCAAAGCCTCATATTATACCACCAACTATAGTTTTCAATAATCAAGAGGCTATACAAAATACAACATTTGTTCGCGATTTAAGATCATCTAATATTGAAAATATAGTTAATATTTTAATAGCAGATATAAGTTATATTAGTATGCATTCAGATAATGAAGCATTTACTATTGACAAAATTAATTATTATTACGACAATATTGAAGTATTAAATAATGATTATTATTTACTTTCTTTAGATTTAACTGGATTTGAATCTAATAACAATAAAATAATAGATATATCATATATAGTTAGAGATTTTGCAAATAATGTTAATGTAATAACTAGATCAATAAAAGTTGAAACACTTGAAACAGCACCTAGATTTTTTTATTTTGGTGAAAAATTAGATATATTTAATATTGTAAATTATCCATTAGTTTATACAAGCAATAAAAATTTATCAGAATTCTTTATATTATTTGGTATAACAGCTGATGATCCTCAATCTGGTTTTAATCGTATATCAAATATTGAGTATAGATTAACTAGTGGATTAATTTTTGACAGTTCTTTAAATAGTAGTGGATTTTATCCAGATGCAATAATATATACAGCTACTGGAAGATTAGGAGAACAATTTACAATAAAACGAGATATTTCGATTAATTTATTTATTCCAGATGTAACAAGTGAAGTTTCTTTTGATGAACCACCAATAGAAATAAAATCCAGTCATTGTTGTTATCCAAAAGTTTATTATAAAGAAATACAACATAACTATAAATTAGGGTCATCAAGTACAACAGTATCAAGATTATCAAAAATAATTGTAAATAATATTAGATAATATTAACTATTTTAAATTATATTGATTTATAAATTAATATAATTTATTTACATATAGCACTAATTTCCAGATTTTTTAATTTATAATTTTTAAACATCTCTCATAAAATTCTTTTAACTTTATTTTATCTCCACCTAAACAACTATCATCTGGACAGTACCAAAATTCTCTTTCTTTTGCATGATAACATAAAATAGCAGGAATTCCATTAACCATTTTAAAAGTTTTTAATTTTATATATAATTCTAATGATTCATCTATGTCTATTTCATAATAATGAACTTTTGAATTAAACTTTAAATGATATTCATCACATATATGTTTTATTCCTTGACATGGAGCACACCAGTCTGCAGTAAATTTAATAATAATTATTTCGTTATCTTTTATTTCTGATTGCAGATTTTGTAAAGTTTCTGGTGATAATTTCAAATCACTATTTATAGACATTTATATATAATATAATTTAATATTTTTAAATTTTTTAATTATATTTTTAAATTATATTTTTACACCTTTGGAAATTTAAAACGCTGTCTTTATAGATAGTTTTTCTTTTAAAAAAATTGAAATGTAAATAAGTTGTTAAATCTCTAAACAACAGATATTTTTCAATACTAGGTATACGTTCCAAAATGTGAATATATTCATAAACAAAAACACTATTTTTGGTTTTATTACATTTAAATCGTTTTACTTCTTTTTTTTGGTTAGAATAAATTCCATTATAATATTATTAGTAATAATAATTTTATAATTTTTTATAAATTTATTATTAATCTCTCAATCTCTCAAATATTTAATATTACACCATTAGACTAGTGATTATAAATTATATAATAAAAGTTAAAAACTAATTTTCCAAAGCACTAATACGTTGTTTTAAAGATGCTATTTCAGCAAGTAGTGAACTTACAATTGTGTCTAGTTCCTGCGTTGCTGCTACATTGTAAGTGAGAATATTATTGTAATTTAGATAGTAAGGCTTTGACACTGTATTTCTTGTAACTATACCAGACGGATCAGTTGTTTCCTCTATGTAGTCGCCACCTGTTACAGAATAGTCAAGTTCGGCAATATTCTGAATATCTTGGGCGATAAAGCCTGCCTCAACACCTAGAATCTCATCTTCATCTAAAGAACCATTGAAGTCTGCTGCTTTAAGCTCTTTTGTTTTTTGATATTTTTGAGGTTTTAGTTTTCTTATTACATTAAGTGCGCCCACTATGTCTTCCTCGTTATGTTTAAGTCTGTCATCACTTCCAAGAAAACTACCACTTGACTTAATGTTGCCACCTACCTCAAGTTTTTCGCCAGGGACCTCGACACCTATACCCACATTTCCTACTAATGATGGAAAACCAGTATGTCCCATAATAACCATTCTGTTTATATCACCATTTGGTGAACCGGTTTTTATATAAATAGAAGTATCTGGTACAGTAGAAAATGTACCGTTTACTATTTTGCTGTATTGGTTTATCTGGAGATCGCCATTTCCGTTGATACTCATCCTTTCACTAAAATGTGTACCATCCTGTGTAGAAAATCTAATAGCACCGGGAACTTTATTGTTTGTTACAGAACCGTCAACTTGACAAGAAATTGTGGCAGTACGCGACCGACAATTGATTCCGTTATCCCCATTCCAGCTAAAGTAACCTAATATGTCTCCATCTGCAACGGCAGTATGTGTATTTGACGCTAACTCATTGTATGTGCTTCTGGAGCTTAGAAATTCGACAAACGGCCCGGGTCCACCTTGATTTACCTGGGAACCGGTTATTCCTATACTTCCTCCATATGAGTTCACGCTAGTTCCTTGGCCATGAATAAGTAAACTAGCTCCCTTACTACCTGCAAGTCTTACCAAATTGTGTGCGTCTTTTGTTAGTATAAGGCCATATTGGTCTTGAGTAGATGTTATTTTGTGTTGATAACCAGTGGCGTCGATTTGCCCAAGAGTATTTGCTGGTTGATATGTTATTTCTCCAGTTGAAGAATTATATAATAATTTATTACTATTTGTATCACTTCTAATAGAGTTAATAAATACATTTCCGTCCTTATGCAGTTTTAACCTTTCTACAGGATTGCCTACTCCGGTGCGAAAACTAATACCATACTCTGCGTCTACATTAAGTTTGAAGGTCTCATTCCAAAGAGCTATGCCACCGTTTTCTGTCAAAGAGGTATTTACCTGGAATTTTACATTGCTGCCCCAATTTTCGCTACCGTCTGCCTTGTAGCGTTGGCCATATGTGGAAATAAAGTTTTTGAGTTCTGTTAATAAGGCCGAATTGACATTCCATAAATTGTAATTGCTTATACCATTTATGCCAGTCACTGTGTTTCCAATGGTGCCTTCAGCGACAAGATTGCCATTTGCCTTTATGTTGCCACCTACATGCAACCTTTCATCGAGAGTAGGATTTCCGCCCATACCAATACCAACAAATCCGTAAGATGGATCCGAAATGGTCCCTCCCTTAATAAACATTTTAGTGTCGCTGGATGCGCCCGTTCCAAGATTAAAATATAAATTGCCAGTTGGTTTGGCATTGACAAATGTATTACCATTTGACTGTTGATATATAGCAGCATTTTGAACAGTGTTGAAATTAGTATGACTAAACATAGCAATAGTACCCTCTGTAGATAAGTGAGCTACACCACTTATAGCAGTAGTAGTATCTGGTTCATATGTTATTTCTCCTGTTGCAGAATTATATAATAATTTATTATTATTACTAGAAAGTCTAATCGGCTTAATAAATAATGAACCACCTTGTGTAGTATTTAAATCACCATTTCTTCCATTTATTACTATTGATTCTGAATGTTGATTCATTGGTGCTGCTCGTCTACCTATTGCTACAGTATTAGAT